CCCGCTTGGCCAATGGCTAGTGCCGTTAATGGGTCCATTTTGCGTACCTCACATAGTCAAGACCGTCAGGCCCATACTGTTTCATCAAGCCCTCGCTTTGAAAGCCCAAGAACTTAGCCAGCTTGTGCGCGCCGTCAAAGTCTGAGCGCACAACAGCCTGCACCCTGCGCAGCTTCAATCGTTCAATCGCTGCGTCTAGCTCACGGCGAACAAGCCGTATTGTCTGCACCTTCTTATGCTGCATGTCTTCTGTTGGTATAAACCAAGCCTCTGACACTCCGTCCCACAAGGGAGCCAAACCAGTAACAGCGTACACCTTACCCTCACCAAGAAACGCTAGGCCTCGACCTGGAACCGTAAACGTAGGAAGCGCGGCAAGGACCAAGCCAAGCTGCGCATCGTTTTGCTTAGGAGCATTTTTCGCTGCGTATAAAACGTGCGATCTAGTGAGCGGTGCTGCTATCATTTGTCAAACGTATTCATTCTTGGATACAACGCTAAGATTGTAAGTGGTAACGGCTGTGTCTGCTGTAAGTATATCCTATCATCGTCATCAAACCCACCCTGGAATTCAATATCTTTATCACCAGTGAACAAAGGCACAGCCTCATCCATAGCCATTGAGCTATCGCGGAAGAAAACGCGGTCTATTTCGCCAGCATCATTTCCGATCTCAACACCAACAGTTTCAAACAAACGCATTGTAATGCCGTGAATTCTTTTAGGCTTGCCTTGAGAAATGCCATCTTGAGATCCGCTTTCTATGCGCAGCGTCTGCATACTTGAAGTGTAGCCATACCCGATTGCCGCGCTTGTAGCGGAAAAGTCTAAGGAGATTGCCCCGTTAGATACAGTTTTATCAGGGTGACTTGCGCCATTGGCTAGGATAGAAACATCATCACCCTCTAAATGGTAAAGCGAACTAAAGCCGGACACAGCAGAACCCGCATAAGCAAGGCCGCTGTCAACAAAAAACGCAGAGGTTGTGGTGCTTCCAAAGTCAAAGTTTTTCATCACTTCAACATAGCGCATTGTTTGCCCGTTGATTGTGCGCTTAACGATCATGTAAAGCTCATCGTTGCCAGTGTCAGTCGGAAGCGTCGAGATGCTTTCAACAACAGCTTGACCCCCGCCAAACTCCCCGCCAATCACATGCTTGTGCCATGCGACAACGGCCTCTTCGCGGCGATACGTCAAACCCAAAAGTGTGCCATCAGCCCTAATACACCAAACAATATTCTCTGGCTCCTGCTGGTAGGCAAACCCTTCCACACCGCCCTCAGTAATATGCTCTGCTAAAACAGTTATATCTGGGGCTTGATAGCCAGCAGTATTAACCTCACCAACATACTTAAACTCACGGACCTTTCTATTGCCGCGCTGTAGGAAAAGCGTAACATCCGCAACCTGGACAGGCTCAATATTTGCAGACCCATAGTTAGAATACTTGCGGATCTGAGTGGTTGTTGGAGTAATCGGACCATCGTTTGTTGTTGTCAGAACATACTCGCCGCCAGATGTGCCTATTGTCAGCACTCGCGTGGCCGAGAGATAACGAATACTGTTCACCTGGTTGGATGCGATAGTATAGATTAAGGCATCGTCAGCACTGGTCCCGGTGTGAAAGTTTAAATAATCAGCACTTTTGGAAAACCACAGCGTTTGAGGATTGTTGTTGGTTGCCGCAAAAACCAGCCGCTGCTCAAAGAACGTAACAACGCTAGGGTAATTGTTAGAGCTAGTGAGAACTGGCGTGTTGTTTTCGTTAATGCTGGGAGTGGCAAACGTCCAAGCGTTATGATCGGTGCGCGAGAGTGTGCGAACAGCGTAACTCGGGTGAGCGAAATACATAACATCCGCAGACTGAGCAAAGCGCAAACTAAAGACATCGGACGAACTATAGGGCGTTGCCGTTTCATAGATTTCGTCAGTAGAGCCACCAGATGTGTAAGTTGTGTAACCCGTTGAATTAATGTTGTTTCCAAAAAGGTCTTTTAAAGAGTAAGTGTTTGATGTGCTATTGGCTACAATGTAGTTGCGCCCGTTTAGCTCAGTCATTCCACCTACGCCGTCCAGATAGATCTCGTCACCGTTGCTATAACCGTGGCTAGAGCTTGTAATGACAGCAGGATTTGCCTTTGTTGCAGCCGTAATGCTCTTTGCAGATCCTGTTAAAACCTGCAACCCGTTGCGGAAAACCCGCATATATTGGTGGCCGAACTCTAGTATATAAGTATCTGACGTTTTAAACTGAAAAGGGATTAGCCGCGTCTTAACAGAGCTATCTTTAACCGCGCCCAAGTATTCTGTGCCTGGCCTACGGGTCAAGCCGCCGTGAGGTTGCACGATCATGTTTGTTAGATCTGAAAGCCCAGAGCGATACTTTTCAATATCTATGCGCCCTTCAAGGCGTGGCGAAATCTCGCCAGCTGTAAAGGTGCTAAGGGCTAGTGAGGAACGGGCCATTTAGAACCTCGCTTCTATAAAGTCGCTTGCCTCAATCCGCTCTGGCGCGCCCTCTGTAGCATCCTCGAAACGAGCATCCTTTAGCTTTCGTTCAAAGTCTGCCGCAGCAATTTGGCGAACAGTTGTTGATCCAGTGACTGCGTAAGAAACTTCATACGCTAGGCGAGAGGCCAAGACCTCAATTAACCCAGCATCGTATTGCTGGGGATCGGTAATGCGAGCAACGTACTTAATCTTGGCTGTGCCTTCATCTGTCAGAAGCTTGCGGCCTTCAATTATAAATGGCGGTGTATCATTGTTGCTGCGCATATTATCATAAGGATAGGTCATAGACCCATTGCTAAACTGTAGCACACGCAAACAGTATGGATCAGATGGTAAAGCGTAATTGTAGGCATAACCATAAACAGGAGCATCCGTTTCTTGCGCAAGCTCCGCTCTTTGTATCAAGCAATTCCAGGGATGAGACCTAAACACGCTGTCACGCACAGATTCGTAACGCTGATTAACAATACGGGCTGGCTTACTGTTCTCGCCAAGTGACGTAATGTTAGAAGCACCCAAAGAGTTTAAGGCGTAATTGGCAATATCTACAACGCTGGTCATCTGCTATCTCCATAAGGGAGAGGGGGCGACGAACCGCCCCCGCTCTTATTAGTCTACCACATACATGATAGTTAGCTCAATAGAGCCAGTAGCAGTCCCCGCGTTTGTTACGGTAATTGCTACGCCGTCCTCGTTTGTATCAGTCTCTGTGCCGGAGCCTAGAGCGATAGTTGCAAGAACGTCTACCTTTTGAGCAGATGTTGACGCCGCCGCTGCCTTGTAAGCTGCCGCCGCCGCAGACACAGCTGTACCAGCTGCATTTGTGTGAGCCGCATAGCCAACAGACAGTGTTGTGCCGCTACCAAGCGCGTCATATGCCAGGTTGCCTTGAACCAAGCGCGCGCCATCAGGTAAAACAAACATCTCAATTTCACTAGCTGCCGACAGTGAAGATGCTTCGTATGTTCCATAAGCTATGCGGATGCGTCCACTAAGCTCATTAGATTGGTTCATCACTGCGGGTGTAGCGCGTGAGTTGGTGCGTTGTGCAGAATATACAGTAGCCATTTTTCAGTCTCCTTATTCGTTACAAGCGATTTCAACGACTTTGGACTCTTCCATCCGCGTCGCACCGACTGACTGACAATAATAGACCTGAGTTGCGTAGGACTTATCTGCGCGTTCATCAATCCGTGCTGAAGGCTCTTTGCCAATAGCGCACTTGATGCCGTCAGATGCAAACGCAATTACTCGGCGGTCAGAGTTACCGTCCACAGCCAAACGGTTTGAAACGATAAAGTTAAAGCCAACAAACGTGTTGATCTCACCCATCGCCAAAGCTTTGACAGTGTTGTAGTCGCTTGAAGTTACAGTTGTGTTGTTCAACAGATCACTAACTTGTGCCGGAGAAACAACGATATTGCGCGTAATCGAAGGATCGACGTTGCCACTGTCAAGTATTTCCTTAGCTTCAATCAACTTAGCAAGGGTCAAGCCAGCAGATCCGTGTACGATCTTTTGAGTTGACGGCAATGACGTTGATGATGAGCCGTCTTTACCTGTCTGGGCTGTACCGAGAGCAGCAGAAAGGATAACATCATCCATTGCACGGCCCATAGCTGCGGCAGCAGCACGGCTATATGTTGAAGTCGGATCAACGAGTAAACGCACTTTGTCCTGATCATCGATCAGATCGGCATACTCATAATCAGACATTGTTACCATCCGGCGCGAATGTGGAGTGTCCACAATAGGCGTATCGGCGTGGCGCGAGGTTCGCAGGACAGCAGCAGCTGCGCCCACTTGGTCGAAGAAAGCTTTTTCGCCATTCACGCTTTCTACATCTACCGCGTTACGCAGCAGAGAACCCATTTGCTGTGACAGCATTTGGATGTTTGCAGAAAACTGATTAACAAAAGCTGTAGTAATTTGAGAAGACATGTGTCTCTCTCCTATGCTCTATTACAGTTAAGGTTGCTGCGCATGGTTATCCCCGAAGAGGCCTTGCTGTTGCTTAGGGCAACTACTCCGCTTGACTGACAAGCTTACCGCGTGGGCCTTTCGGTTATCCACTATACATAGCCACGCAAGCGCAAGACTTCGGCAACTGCCATGTCATGCTCTGGGTGTCCAGCAATTGTATACGGCGTATTAGGCCGCATATGTTCTGCAATGAGTTGCCTTGCGTCTTGCGAACTCATAACAACATCAGTCGGTTCCCCGACCAAACCATCTTCTCCTAGCATTTCTGCAACGCGGGAGAATGTCCTAATGATAGCAGGATGATCGCCTAAAACTCGACCGTCTGCTAACTTTATTTCTTCAAAGATTGCGGTATCACCCATAACCGTGCGGGCCGCAGCTTGTGCTTGGGTAAGGCGTTGCTCAAAGTTTTGCCCAAATTCTTTACGCAATTCTTGCTCACCGCTAAACCTAGCTTCTTCTGCGCGCTGATTAAGAGCCTCGCGGCCAGTGGCTATCTGATCCTGATACAAGCCTGCAATTTCTTGCGCCTGCTTATTAGACAAACCAATCTCATACGCTTTGTTTCTAAAGGCAGTAAATGAAGCTTCATCAAAAACATCAGTTTGCTCCACCTCGTACTGGTTTGGATCTTCTGGAGCACCTAGTCTTTGATAAAGGCTCTGCCATTCCTCGTCTGTAGCAGCCTTACCTGGTATAGCAACTTTGTCTGCGCCAATAAGCTTTTGCGCGTTAAGGTGCGTCTTTGCAAAATCATTTAAAGACTCCCACTTGTTAATTAGCGGGTTACTTTTGTATTGATCTTCAAGGCCATCGAGCCAGCTACCTGTTGGTTCAGGTGCAGCTTGCGTTTGTTCCACTACAGGCTCAGTTACTACCGACTCAGCTACTACTGCATCCGCGACTTCTTGAGATCCTGTGTCTAGGGTTGTCTCTTCGTTCATTTGTTTTCCTGTTCGGGACTGCGTTCTTCGGCCAACATTCTGACGATAGTAAGCACTGCTGCTCGTTGACCCTCTGCAAACGCTGATTGATGTGGATCGCCAGAAACAAAAGTGGTTGTCTCAAAGCTAAAACGCTTTTTGAGATCACCTAAAACCTGTGCGCCATCATCCGTCCCAAAGGTCCGACGATAAGCTAACTTTAATTCCTCTACCTTTTTCATATTTGTCCACGCTCCCTAGCCACAGAAACAACTTCCGCCATAGGCGCAGCTTTCTGGGCCTGCTCCGCAAGCATCATTTGTTGTTGCTGTTGAGCTTGTTGAGCTTCTGCCTCTGCTCGCCTGCGACGAAGATCGCTAACCTCTGTGTCACTACGGATAACACGCGCAGGAATACCTGTGGTTTCCACCAGGTACTTCACCAACTTATCATCATCGAGATAATCCATGACAGGAGCAATTTGCTGCATCTGCAACAGCACCTCGAAGCCACGCAGCATAGACTGCAAGTCAGTCATTTTCTGAGCCTTCGCAAGCGGAGAAACGTATTCAATATCAATATCTTGGCCTTGGAGCTCCTCCGGCGCGGGCGGGAGGAGCCCAGACCGAAGGAGCAGTGCAAAGGATCGAGAGATCAGGGGTTGAAGCAACTCAGCCTGGAGTCTACCGAGCACTGGTCCAAGGAGCCTCATCTTCTCTTCGTTCCTCTGCAACACCTCTGTTGCGGTCATGGCTGGGCCATTCGACATCAACAGCTGATCGACAAAGAAAGATTGGCGTATTGCGTTCCGGCGCTGCTCCTCCATGTTTAAGCCGAGCGGATTATTTGCCCCAATCTGCAATGGCTCAAGACGGTCGCGTGTGCCAGAGCGGTAGAAATTTAGCGCGCCAGGTGTTGTCCTAACAGGAAGCATAAAGCCATCGTCGGGAACCATAAGGGGCGGGTCGATTTGCTTTTGCGCCGCACGAATAGTTGTCTCAGACATCTTGTTAAGCATCTTAGTGTCGGGCAATGCGTTCATTGCAGGGCTTCGTCCATACGTTGAAACGCTATCCTTTACAAATCTCGTAACCATAAATGGAAATTCATCGAAGCCACTTTCTGAAAGAAGCTGTTTGGTGTCCGCCGTGTAGTAAACAGAAGCTATAGGCTTGTTCTTTTTGGACCGACCCTTAGTTTCTGAGCGCGGATACACTGCATGAACGATTGAGTATTCCTTGTAAGGGTCATTCTCTAGGTCTTTTTTAACCTCTTTAGGGCAGTTTTCCTCGCCAAATTGCATGGAAATAGCCCGCGCAGTCAGCTTGAACTTGCGGTAAACCGTATCAACTCTGCCCTCCGCGTTCTCAGAAACGCAAATTTCAGCAATGTGACGCGAAGAAAAGCGCAAGCCATCGTCTGCGCCCTCGACGTAAAACGCTGCTGTACCAAAAACCACCAGGTCATAGTAAAGCTCATGGATCTCTTGTTGGAAATTAGATCGATGAAACGCTTGGTACATTTGATCTATGCAGGTCTCTAGCCACTCATTCGCCACATCATTGCCTTGAAGCCCAGGCTCGCGGAAACGCATGGAAAACCAGGGTGTGCTAGGGCTGGTCAACATGCCGTGAAGGCTAGACGCCAGCAACTCAACGGAATGGATTGCCGTGCCGTCATACAAAAGCTCTGTGCGCTTATCCCCCTGGGTGCGCTTCTTAGTAATGTCAGCTTTACGCGGCAACATATAGTCGGCAAGCTCTTGCCAATGGCTTTCCCATTGGGATCGCTGCGATTGCAGTGTCTTATATCTGCGATCCAACTGCGCAATCATCGGCAATACTTGAGCCATTATCCTGCCATCCCGTAACTGTTCATTAAACTTTTCCGCTTTTTAGGCTTATTACCACCCTCAGTCCGTCCAGCCATGCGCTGATTAAGGCGCTCTATAGGGTCAACAGAAGCTGCCTTATTCATTTTTGCAGGCTGTGAGGATCGTTTACCCATCGAACCAGCAATGTTTTTTGGCTTGCGATTCATCATGCTATTAACCCCGTGCCTGTAAGGCTACGCTTCTTACGCAGCATAGATACGGCTGCGCCGCTGTCAGACAAAAGACCTTGGGCTGTTGTTAGAATTGTTGATTGACGGCCTCTTTCGTAGAAGCTGATAGCCTCGTCCTCCGCTGGCCCCTGGCTAACTGAACTTGCCGCAGCAGCCGTTGCAGCACCAGCGGCAGCTGTGCCAGTAGAAGTATCGGCAGTGTAAACAGTGTTATCGACCGAAGTATCAGCCGTTGAAGCAATGTCCGTTTGTATAGATGTAACCTCATTGATTGTTGTGTCCGCGCCACCAGTAGCGCCGCTAGTGTCTACCTCCGTAGTGTCCGTATCCGTTGTTACAACAGCCGGAACATCTGGGACAGCCATCGCTTGAGGCTGCGATTGGTTCATCATGGAATTAGCCGCAACAGCCGTTACTGCGCCAACGCCAATAGAAGTCGCAAGGGACGCACCAAAAACTGTTGAAGCCGTAAAGCCCGCACCCGCGCCAGCTAAAAGTGGAATAGCAGCTGCCATGTTCTATCTCCTATGCTGCAAATGGATCGTAATCCATTAAAGCTTGCCTCTGAGGCGCTCTAGTATCGCCCCTACTCTCTCTAAGACCAACAGCCAGATACCGAAAAGCATCCGCGCAG